CAAGACCTAGAGACGCAAGTTCTGCAGGTGACATACCTAAAACACTATACTCGTCACCAAATAGAAAATCTTTTACACCTTCACCTGTAATACCTCCACCCTCTTGATACCCTACAACTCCACCTTGAGCCATAGGAACAGACATATTGGGTCTTTTCATGCCCCCTAGTCCTTTACTCATAACTTGTTGTAGGTTTTTATTTGCTGTTTTTTGCCTATTAGCCAGCACCTGTGCCACAGCCATCGCTTTTTCTTGTTGACTGGGCAGGCCCATCTCTTGACGGCTTTGTTCTACCAATTTGTTCTCGTTTTGACTTTTTACAGTATTTGGGTCTCCTTGTTGCGCTAACATTAGGGCATTTTTAGAGTCATTTTTTCTTTTTATTGCGTCTTGCACGGCTAACAACTCTATTAAGTCAGGACTTATACCTCTGCGTAATGATTGCATGCCTTGCATATTCATGCCTTGGAGTTGTTGTTCGGGTAACAAACTAAAAGCATCCGCTTTCTTGTTCATAGTTCTATTTATGTCCATCAAGCTCATTTGTCTCCTCCAAACGTTTTCTTATAGTAATCAGTAAACGCATCTGTTAGAGCCGCAAGATTACCTGCTCCTGCTGTAAAAGTGCTTAATGGTGAAGGTTGTGCGTATGTATATGACTTGGTAGCTAATGGTAGTCCCTGTAGTAACGACTGCATATACTGCACTTGCTTATATGGAAAGTCGCGCTCTTCTTCAAACTGAAGTCTATCAGCTGTTATACCTTCAGATTCTATACCTCGTTGCTCTGCACCTAAACTAGCCTGCCTAGCTAGAGCAGCTAACCCAAATTTGTTTATATCTTCTTGTACGCCTCTAGCTCTATCTTGCTCTACGTTGAACTGCCCCATAGCTCTGTCAAAAGCGTCTGTGTAGCCTTTTCCTGTGATAGCGGCTAGATTTTGTTGTAAATTTCTGTCTCTTTCAGCGTCTATTATAGCCTGTCTACCACCACCAAACGCTCCTGCTTTGGTTAAACGAGAAGCATCAGCAAGGGCAGATATTTCTGACTGTCTTCTTGCTTCAGCTAGTTGCGGTGCTAGGGCAGCTTCTAGAAACGGGTTCATGTACTGCGTGGCTATACCACCTGTAAATGTCTGGGGGCTAAACGCACCCATTTGATCTGTGGGTATATTAATACTACCAATGCCCTCAAATGCTTTTGTTTGTAAGTCCGATGGGCCTGCAGTAAGAGGACCCATATACGCCTGATAAGGCTCGCTAGCTATACCTGCGCCTCTACCTAACATTTCTGTTACATACGGACCGACGTATGGTGACAAGTTAGACTCTACACCTGTTGCTGCACCAAAATTTGGGTCAGTTAGTTCTACATCTGATAAAGGACTAGCCATAATATTCTCCTACGTTGGAAGAAAGTCTTCTGGATCAATTTCGGGGGCTTGTTTTTTAGTCCCTGTCCTTGCCATTCGCACTTCATCCATCATGTTTTCTAATGTTTTCGCGCCCGCATCAGAGTTACCATTACCTAAATGACTAACAACATCCGCAGGGATTACAAATTCACCGTCACTTAACATAGCAGGTTGTTCCCCGTCTATCATAGCGGGTATTTCATCTGCCATACCATCTGTAGCTCCATCTAAATACATACCTTGCTTTTTAGCAGTAGCAATACCACCCTCTGCCATAAATGTTGTCGCTGTGCGTTCTTGAGCAGGGTTAGCTAAATTAACAGACTGTAACCCTTTTGCTTCAGTTGCAGCGGCTGCCATCGCGGCTTCTTTATCTGCTTCAGGAACAAATTGCATATCTGTAAAATATCTTTGTCCTCCACTTCCAGGTCTCCTTGCAGGATCAAATGTCCCAGGAACTTGTGATCGTATACCTCTATATCTGGGTATACTGCCCTGATAACCTGAAACGGGGGGTTCTCCCGTAAAAAGTCCAGGGGCAAATAAAGAACCTAACCCTCCTATGCCCATAGCAGCAAGATTTATGTAGTCCGAAGTAGAGGGGGTTGATTTTGTGCTTGTTTGAGACGGGAAAAATTGTTGCACGAAGTCTATGGGTTGTTGAACAAAATCAGGAACGCCAAACCTACTTGGTGTTGGAGCAGATGTACCACCTGTTGAAGTAACAAAGTCAGGTGTGCCAAGGTTTGAATAGGGTGTGCCACTGCTACCCCCTTTACGAGATTTTGACCCTGTAGTTGAAGAGCCAAGATTCTGCCACCAGCTAGCCATTATCCGATGTTCCTAAGTAGTTTGAGTAAGTTATCAGTGCTATCTCCACCTGTTCTGTTAACTGGACTAGGTTCTAAAAGTTCTTCCATATCTTCGTCAATACTTCTATTTATACTATCTTCGTATGGAGTACGCAACATTCTTCTTTGTTCGGGAGTCGCAAAAATATCTTCAAAATCGTAAAAATACTCTATATCTGCGGTCTCTGGAGGGTCTACCCGCACTTGTTGAAGACCTGCAAGTTGTGCTATCCCCTGAGTGGGGCTTATGGGAATATTAAAAGGAGTAACATCTGTTGCCGTGTCTGTAGCGGTATCTATAGCTGTGTCTGTGGCTGTATCTGTGGCTGTATCTGTGGCTGTATCAACCAAATTCGCCACATCTGTGACCGCTGCTATATCGGCATCAGTGACAAAGTTTGTTGGTTTGTTTAATATGTCAGCTACAACTTCAGCTGCTATGTCAGGTGTGGGTTTAGCGTCTATCTGTCCTGTACCTAACGTGTCCGTAGTAACTGTAGGGGTGGTAAATTTTTTTGTGGGAGTTGTAGGTTTTTTATCTATGTTATCAGCAACTTCTGCTACATCTACAGTATCTACTGCACCTGTGTTACCCCCAAATATATGACTGTCTATCTTTTTACCGCCAGACTTATGTTGGGATAGTATTTCGTCCCCCCAAGACGGATTAGCCACATCAGGGTTCCAATAGTGTGTAGCTCCTTCTGTAGGGTCTTTAATCTTACCTTTCAGTATGTCATTTACAAGTTTCTCAGCTCTTTTATATTCAGGACTACTTTTACTTTTTTTATGCAACAAATTACCACCTTGATCTAAGGGGTTAAATGTAGAAAACTGTTTGTCAGCATACACGACATCTTGTAAAGACTTACCAAAACCACCATCTTTATATCTGTTTAGTATAGTGTGCGCCACTGCTGCCTGCCCTGCATCAGACTCACCTGCGGCCTCGCCTATTATAGTACGTATCCAAGCTTCTTTATCTTCGGGAGATATATCTTTACTTATAGTATCAACTTGTGTTGTTTCTGTCACACTTACTGGCGCGGTTGGAGTGCCTACAAACTCACCTTCAGGAGCTAATATCTCGTTTTCTACATAATTTCTGTCTTGTAGACTTAACGTGCCTTTTTCATATTTTGATTTTAATGCATTATTTATACCATCTAAAGTATTAGCTACTGTGACAGCTCCCCCTTGTCCTGCTGCACCTAAGAGAAATGATGCCCCAGCCTCTGTTTTTGGGTATATACCAAAATCTTTTAAAGCTTTTTCAGTTATTGCTGTTTGCCCTGCTTCAGTAAGTCCACCAACCCCAGTTGCTGCAGTTATGTTAACAGGTATCCCTATTGCTTTTCGTTGTTTTGGAGTTAACTTGGTATATAAGTCACCAATAGTCTTTATGTTTAAGGTTCCAAGAGCTGCTTTTGCGGTTACCAAATCTCCAACAGCTTCTAAGCCACCTGCTGCTACAGTATATTTAAAAAATTGTTTCTTTAAAGCTTCTTTGGCATTTTCTGACTTCTCTTCAAAAGTGTCCCCTTTTGCATCAGCTAACATGGTTTGCCACCCCACATTTTCTGCTAACGTCCCGTCATCAATTGCTTTTTGTATTTCTTGGTCTAATCTTCGTGATGAGTCCGCTTGTCCCTCCGCTACACCAAGAGAAAGAGTTATTGCAGGTCCTAACACGGGACCAGTCAGATAGAGAACTGCCATATCTGTAAATACATCACCAAACTCTTCAGAAGCATTTAAAAATGTGGCAAACTTGTCTGTGCCATAAGGTCTCCCTTTCATATCTAACGCTTTTTCACCTCCAGGGAGAGCTGTGGTAAATTCCATACCTTCAGCAGGTAAAGCATCACGTCTTCTTCTTAGTAAATCTCCACTAATTTTTTCTTTTTGGTCTTCACTTGCACCGTCTAACCAAGCAACCACTTTACCTGTTTTATCTCTAAGAAATCTAGTGGGATCTTTATCAAATAACTCTCTAAATTTATTTACAGTAGCGTCACCAATATTTGCAGTGCCTTCTACTTGCAAAGCAATCGCCTCTAAAGTTCCTGAAGACACACTATAACCGACTCCCGCCAAGTTTTTCTTTGCGTCATCTATTATTCTTTTACTAACTTGACTTACTTTAGGAGTTTCTTCTCCTAATATACCTGCTAATTGACTCTGATAATCTTCATCCGTTACTTCAGGTCCTATACCTGCTCCCACAGGTCCTTTAAACCTCTTTGGGTCATCTAATATTTCTTGTTCAGATAAAGAGCCAGTAGGAGCTACTCTTTTCTCATATTCAGCTATAAGTCTAGCTATGTCAGAAGACTTACCTAATTCTACCCCTGTGTTTCTTAACAACTCCTGTCGCATTTCATCTGACAATACCCCAGGGGATAACAAGTTTTGTGGCGAGTAGGGTAAATCTTTCTCCGTAACGCTTGTATCTCTAAACTTATCTAGTGTTTCTTTGTTAGGTAATACCGCCTCAGTCAAAAACTCTCCTGTATCCATAGGCAGCTCTTCTACAGGGTCTATAAAGTCTTTGACTTTTGTTTTTACAAGGTCTCGTAGATCAGCTGTAGCTGTGTTACCTAGCTCTTGATTTATAGCATCGTAGACATTCTCGCCTTTTGCACCTGCAACTAACGCTGTAGAAACAAGTTTGGATACGTCTCCAAGAGCTTCAGGAGTTAGTTCGTCCCCTTTTTCTAGCACAGGGTTGATAATTGTGTCTGATATGGCAGCTATAGATGCAGCTTTTACACCATCTTCACCCATAATCTCTGCCGATATACCTGTTTTCAAAGACTTGTCTAGTGTTTTACCTAAATCAGTAGAAGTATCTATACCCAAAGAATCTACTATGGTGTTCGTTGTATTAGAAACTATTTTAGAGCCTTTTAATCCTGCATCAAAAACAGCAGCTCCTATGTCACCACCGTTTGTTACTACATTCACACCTGTATCAGCCACAAAGTTAGCTACAGTAGACCCCACTTTGTCTGTTAAAGCTTCAGCAGCTACCTCCCCTACAGCATCTGCTGCACCTGCGGCTACAGTAGATATAACAATAGTTTTTAGTACATCTTCAGGGTCAGCCCCCTCATCTATAGCGTCTGCACCGTTAATTATAGGCACAGCCCACGAGTTACCTGTTGCCACCGCTGCTACATTTACAACAGTTTTTACCTCATCACTACGTAGTATGGCTTCGCCTACAGGACGTAACACATCAGCCGCAGCGTCAGCAACTGGTCTCACAACATCACCAACTACATCCGCAACAGGTCTGACTACATCTCCCACGGCATCCGCAACTTCTTGGACAGCGTTTACCACTATGCAGCCTCCATCAATGGTTCTTTACCAAACTTTAAAAACATACCGTACCCATCCTCGTTTTCTAATTCCACAAACTCTAGGTTCGTATCTAATTTTTCTAGTCGTTTTTGTAGCACACGTAAGGCAGGTAGTAGCCTTTCATTTCTTATTTGTGCGCTCATGTACTGTATGCCTTTCTTCTGTAGATGCGCCCCATATCTGTACATACTATCCAAAAGATTACGTCCTACATCCATGTTATATATTCGCACATACATGTTATTTTTCTCACGATTAAATACACCTACAAATATGCTGTTACCTATCTGCACAGTTTGCACGTTTTTGCTTCCTATCTCCTCAAGCACTGTAGCCGCAGCTTGTCGCATGGTAACATCTTCTGGTATCTGCCCTGAACTCTTTAAGTTTGTTATAGCACCAAACAACACTTGATTATAGCTTAGTTTTTGTTCTTTGCTATCCACCAGCTTCATTATGTAATCTCCAGATAACTTGCTACCACGTGTAGTCTGTTTGCCGTTGCTGCTGTCACTTTTAATATCTCTGATGCTTGCACAACAAGAGGAGCTGTTAGGAGTTCTACTGTGCCATTTGCACCTACAGCTTTTACTTTATATATACTAAATACGTCTGATCCACTTGTTATGGTCAATGTTATTGTATCTCCACTGCCTGAGTCATCGGATACCAAGATAGATTTCATGATAGCTGTGGTGCTTGCAGGGCATGTATACAACGTAGTTATACTGGTGCTTGTGAGGTCTACTTTAGAGTTTTTATAGTTATTTGCCATTAGCTAATAAACCACGCCTGTGCATCTGATTGTTCTTTCAACGTATTCTTCCTAAACTGCTCGTCTATTTGGTTAAAATACAGCCGTAACGCATCATTTAGCTTCATAGCTTCTTCTCGACTGTACTCTGCCCTTGGTAGTGGTAACGCAGGGGCGCGAAAAAGCACGTCATAATCTGTTAGATCTACACTCATTAGCGTCTCCCATCAGGTCGCATATCCAATCTAGGGGAGCCAAGCTGCCATTGTACTCCTGTGGCGTTGGATTGTATCTTTAAATTAAGCTGTCGTCCTCTAACACGTACATCAAGTTGACTGGTAAACGCTTCTACGGGGGTCGTAGCAGAACGTGTTACTGTACCACTACTGTTTCCACCTTCCGACGGGGTAGACTTGATACCCGACCCAGAGTTCGTTAGTGGGTCTAATGTCAGCGTGACGGACGGATTATCTATGGTAGAACCGTCAAAAGTCACATCAGGCATGATTCTATTTACTAAGAACAACCTATGTCCATCGTCAAGATCGAAGTCCGCAGACGTTATAAACGCAGTTATCGCTGCAGGTGTGCCTGTCTCGTTATCATCTAGCCCCTGCTCATGCTCTACTAATTTACCTGACGTGGTCGCTGCAAGTGGATTATCTCTTGCCCCTGAATCTACCCACGCTGTACGTGTTAAGTTGCCAAAATACCACACGTCTTCAGAATAATTGTATATTACATACCTATTTGGCACATCTGACCCTGTTGCACAATAGAACCACCATATCTCGTTGAACGACTCGTTTGTACCTGCAAACACTTGCTCGTATTGGTTTTCATTAAAATCGTTAAACACGTAACGACGTAGATCACACTTTAGTGTTTCTGTTCTACCATCGTATTTGTAGAACTTGTCTGTACCCATCCAGTAGGCTATACCATTTGCGTACGCCACAGCGTTTTTAGAGGCTATGGATATGTTCTCACCAACAAGGTTAGCCCCCCATACTATGGGCGCACCGACATACTGCAAGCTGTATAACGCGGCATCTGTCCAAATTAACACGGATTGTCGTGAGTTTGCCCCTGTAATAATCTTTGAGCCTTGAGATAGGCGTAAGCTACCTGCTTGATTTGTAGCCGCAGGTGTCCAGTCCACTAGACTTTCTTGGTCAGACCATCTAATCAACAGAGGATCTAGATCGGAGCTTCCAAATGCGTTAACACCCAAGCAAAAAACAAAACGACTTACATCAGACACAACTATGTTATTATGTGTGGTAGGAACTCCTGATGCACCTGCCAAGCTGGATACAAGCACACCACGTGTAGTTTTGCCATTGGTGACATCCCATGTATATAACTTGCCACCATCAAACCCTAAAACTAAATCCTCACCAAAGTTCTGTTGATGCCATAAACGAATACCAAATGTGGTTGTACCTGCTTGATTCCAAGCTGTACCTGCTTCGTTCCAAGCCCCTGCACCCCAACCTGTTAATGCGGCTTGCCCTTCTTTTCCTATATTTTCTTGATATTGTGCTGTTTGACCTGAACCAGTGTAATCAGTGTTAGCCGCACCTGTAGAGGTAGCTGAAGCTGTAAACGTGTATACATTTGCTGACGTAACAGCTGTTATTTCATGCTCTGTATTAAGAACATCTGCTGTTATCCCGCCTCCTAACGTGGTAAACCCCGCAAAAGTTACAAAATCCCCTATTTCTGCCCCGTGTCCAGTATCAGTTACTGTTATAGTTGCCGACCCGTCAGTTCTAGCAAGATTAATTGTGCTAACACTAGCTGTTGTAGTCTTTCGCACAGGAGTGATATCGTAGTATCTACCCCCTTCCTCCACATAAAATTTCTTATGTGTGCCTATACCCACAAGCGGTATATTACCAAGGGTTGTCCATGCACGTATAGAACGAGCCTTTCCGTCAAACGTGTTATCAGATATACGTGTCCACCCACCTATTTTCTCAGGACTACCCTGCCTGAACCGTATCTTATCACAATCAAACCATCCACCCTCATTGGTGTATCGAGTACGTTCTCTATTGACTCCAGGTTTAAATGTTATCTTCTTTAGAGGCATTACATCAGCTCGAAATGTGGTCCATCTATAAACGGGCGACGACCTTGCGAACGACGTAGGTCTATATAGGCATTCATAGCTTCCTCTGATGTACCTTCCCAGTCACGAAAATCATCTATATGCCATGCCGCGCCCCACCTAATTTTAACGCCTTCTCGCACAGCTGCTTCTTTCATTGCATCCGCTATGTCATCGTACAGGTTCAACTCCCAGCTCGCCCGTCCAGAAACATACGCCATTAAGTCGACGGCATCTCCTGTAAGGTGTTTAGATTTCATCGTCTGTGATGCCCCACGGGCTACGAGGTCAGCCTGTTCTGCCTCGGTACGGAGACCACAAATCACTCCAAAGTCGACGTTGCTCACTGTGATGGCGTGTGTAACAACTGAGTGCATTTCTGCTTTTACTCCATCTAATCGTCCTAAACTTCTCTGTGATAATTTAAACGCCATCATTTTCTCCTTAATTTAGTAAATGATCGTAGCCCAAAGCTAGCAGCAATACTTGCATACATGCCGTATGTTACCCACTCAGGACATTTTTCAAGATTCTCAAAGCCTTTTGCCATATACTCTTGTATACCCCACAGAGGTATAAAGTTGGCAATAAGTATGGCTACAAACACAATAGTCCACAGCTCGTCTTTCCACGAGTTTTTAGACGCATCCATCGCTATCGTTTCCCAGTTTGCTGTGCCTTCTGCTATCTTCTGCTCTTTCATAGCTTTTGCCTTCTGAATCTCTGCTTTTGAGTCTAGAAAGCTAGTGCCTAATCCAACTATGGAACTAAGGATCTGACTTATCATTACCCCCTCCTTTTGATTCTTTGTTTATGAATACGGCAAAACTCCCTGTCATCGCCCCTGTTACAACCGATATCAGAGATGCCATCTGTGTGCTAAGTTCTGGTTGCGCTAACGCATACTCTATGCACCGTATGTATACAAGAGTCATAACAATCATCATGAATCTAGGAACTATTTGCCATCTGTTAAGTGTTTCTGGTGTCATTTTTTAAAACTATCATTTAGTGAATCTACTACGCTGTCTATATTAGGCTCTTGCCCCCCTGGGTCGTACCGACATTGGAACTCTACGGGGCATTCACCTTCTACAACCAGAGTATATGTATCATTTGCGCCTTTGTATAGGCAAACTTGTTGCCCGTTTCTTGCCTTTCTTCTTTTGTATCGTCTGCACGTCACGTATTTCGGGTCCTCTCTAACCCCTTTGCGTATCTCTTGTTCCCATGTCCAGTCGCTAAATTTTTTAAGAAAACACGTAAAACACTGCTTTATGTTCTCTGATTTAGCTAAATATATCGTATCTCCTTCTACACATAACCATTCAAACGTCTCTTGACCGCCCTGTTTACGTACACAGTTAGCCGAACCAGCCCCTGTCGAGTCCCATAAGGGAGTAGACAAAGAGACCAAGAAGACCCAAGCCAACAGCAAGCACGATAACAAGCGCAACGATACCAATGACCTTCTCTCTAAATATCTTTTTATCATATATCTCCTGTTGCCTACGCTTACGTATTTGCCCTTCCATTCTTAGCAGTTCGTCCCATGCCGCTGTTCCGTGGGTAAACTTAATAAACTGTTGTAACTCGTATCGTTGCTCTTCTAATCTCTTTTTTGCCGTGAACGCTTCGATTGCCTCTTGTTCTATACTACCACCGCTAAACACTTTACGAAACATAGTTGGATTCTTAGCAGATTTATGTGCTGCATCCACGTCACTAACAGCACCCATCCAACGCGATAGATCCTGTGACATGCTTTCAAGGTCACGCCCTGCCTGAAAGGCTCTCTTTATGCCATTAAATGCCGTGCTGGCTGTAGCTACAGCAGCGGATATAGTGACGGGATCAAACATTTAGATAACTCCACTGAAGATAACTCCTAGGGTTGCTGTGGTATATATACCAAATGCCCATATAACAAGGTGTTCTAAACGTCTGACCCTTGATTCTATGGCCCGCATCTGTTGCTGTAAAACAGCTAACTGAGTAAGTATTGTTGTGATATCTGCTTTTGTCATTACGATATTCTCAAAAAGAGGGTAGCTGCAACGCGACTCGTAGCATCAGCACTTCCCATCGCTCTCCAAATTCCAGTCAAGCCTGTGGTTGTCGACGAACCAGTGGAGTCAAGCGAGGTATCGTCATCAACATTGTTATCTCCTTCACTAAGAAAACCTGCATAAACTAAATTTGCGCTGTTGTTGTTAGCTCCACTTCCTGAGTTTGTGTAAGTCTGTCCTGCTGTAATAGTTGAGTATCCCTGCCTTGCCAAAAAAGCGTAAGTTCCCACCTCTCCTATACCTGTGTTTAGACTTATAGTTCCAGAACTCGTTATAGTACCACCAGATAACCCAGTGCCTGCTACAATACTTGTGACAGTCCCGCTCGTAGCCCCTGCAGTTGCGTATGTTTTAATGTCACTAGCAGGGACTTTTTTAATTGTACCATTGTCATCTACAATTATACCATCTGAGTCGGCTACGGTTATAGAAGAGTCATTAGAAGTATCTCCGTCTAACTTGTTTAGCTCACCACTGGTTACAGTTGCATCATCTAGTATGTTTAACTCAGCAGCGGTAGACGTTACAGCCGTGCCATTTATAGCAAATTTATCTGTGACCACGTTAAACGTACCGTTATCTTCTATTCTAGCAACTTCTGTTCCATCTCTTTGTTGAAATATTATATCTTTACCATCTACGACGGGCTTAATAATAACGTCACTTGACGAATTGGTTACATTTAGTATCTCTGTGCCTCCGTCAGATATTTTTACAGTGCCTCCGTCAGCATCTAAAACTATGTTACCCGCTACATCTAACGTCAAATCTCCAGAACTCAGGTCTATCTCTGTACCATCAATCGTTATGTTGTCTACTGTCACACCACCATTTGCTGTTATACTCGTGAACGTACCTGTCCCAGCTGTGTTTGTGTTGGGAAATAAAGCAGATAGGTTTGTTACTACTGCGGTTGATCCTCCGCCATTTGAAAATATTATAGCGGATTCACCATTGGGAACCGACGCATTTGCCCCAGACCCTTGAGAAAACTCTATGGTTTGACCTATGGCATTCTTTACAAAATATAGTTTTTGTGCGTCATTGGGAGATATAGTTACTGTATGCGTACCACTTTGCGATCCTGTTGTCGTATAAGACAGCACCTTGCTCATACCATCAGATACCGTCCCATCCTGCGTTGTTAACGTGCTTGAGCTGTTACTTGCAACGTCAATAGTAACTACCCCGTTAGTTAGTTTATCTATAATATCGAAGTTTGTGTTTGTAGTATCGCCCCATGTACCAGACTGCTCACCTGAACCAATCTTCTCAATACCACCATTAGTTGTATACGTAGATACCATGTTTCACCTTTATATTTCTGTCCACGTTTGTGAAGCTCCTGTTGATATTTCTGTCCACGTTTGTGACGCTCCTGTGGTTATATTTGTATAAGTAGTTGTTACCCCAGGTGGGATTTCTCCCCATACTAATACATTACCTTGAGAAAGTGTAGCAGAAAATCCAGTTAGGGTTATGCTGGCTGTTCCTGTTATAGACGCAGTGCCAATAGACGAGGTCATATTTAATGATGTGTTTACTATATTAGCCGCACCTGTGGTCTGTGTGCCTGCTGCTCCTATTGCACTTGTAGTACCAAATCCTGATACAAATAATGATGTTCCTGGCTGTTCAGCAATTGCTGTTTCTGATATGGCATTAAAGCCAAGCATTAGTCAGCGTCCTTGATGGTCAGTGTGCCTTCCTTTACTTGTTTTAGTATTTCTGCGTAGTGTCTGTTGGCAGGGTTCATTGGTACAGTCGACACCGTTCCATCAATAGTACATTTTATTGAAACATTTTTGGTACTTTTATGGTCTTTAACATATTGTGCATTACTAATATTCATAATTTATTTCCTAAAGTTCACTGTCTGCAACAAGATTTGGAGCATTGTTTGTTGATTGTTTACAATAAAAGTTTTCAGTATTGTAATATTCTACATGGGTTGCTCCAGAATATTCAGTAGGTGCTGAATATCCACTAGCTGCTTCCCAAGAAGCACCTGTAGCAAGACTTAGAGTAGGGTCTGCTCTTTTAGTAACTTGAAACTCCCAAGCCTGCCTAAAGTTACCTCCATCACTCTGATAACCAATTAAAACATAACTTGAATCAGCAGTATCATTTTTTGTTTCATAGTATCTCTGACATTTCCTAAAAGTAGTTTCAAAAGGCTCATGCTCAAAAGTCGTTGCGTTCTGTCCTATTTCTAACTGAATACCAGTTATTGACCAAAAATCATCTGTTGATGTTCCTATTGTTAGATTGGATGCTCCTCTATTTCCATTACTGAGTGCTGTCCATGTTGTTTGATGCGAACCACTTGTATAAGTAGTGCCACCTCCTAGAAAAAATTCTATTTCAAAACCCCTATCAACAGTATCATTTATTACCCCTGATGTATCACCAACAATAGTAACGCTTTTACGTTCCCAAGTATTTGCAGAATTTATTGTGTACTGATGTGATTGATGTTTAAAAGAGTTGTTTGTTTGTAAAAAACCTACACTTCCATTTCCAGTTTTATTTGATTTGACATAAAAAGAAAGAGTCATTGTTTTTGCTGATGACGAGCCGTAATTTAGTATCTGTAAATCTTGACCCTCTAATCTATGGTGAAAAAATAAATAATCACTTGCAGCAGGAGAAGCATCTGCCGTTGTACAGTCAATTTTAAAGCTATGTTGAAAATCATCAGGAGAATCTGTTTCTTGTGTAAGAGTATAAGTTCCATAATTGTTAGCGACTGTAAAGAATCTATCCGTAATAAAGGTAGCAGTAGAAGAAGAAAATCCAGTTGTTGAGGTTGTTCTCTGTGCAACATTTTGAGAACCATTTACAATAAAATTTCTATTTACTCCACCACCCCCTGCGTTGATGTTGCCTATAAGGTTTGCTAATTCCGCTGCTTTGCTCATGGTGTTATCCTACTAAAAATCCACTAAAATATGATGTTATGTCTGTTGCACCGCCACCACCATGATAAATGGTACAAGCATCAGTAGCCAGAGCATAGATTTGTACTTCATCATTTGCTGTTAAATTATGAAGCATATTTCCTGTTGATGAATTAGGATTTACATCAGAACTTATATTTATGTTTGAAATTCTATAAATTCTTGCCCCATTTACATAAAAATTAACATTTACGGAATTTGTATGATACATATAAAGATGGGCATTAAATTGATAAATTCCTGTTACAGGAGCGGTGAATTTTCCTGTACTCGTGCTATAACAACTTCCTATATTAAAATGTGTAGCATTCCATGTAACTAATTGGTATGTATTTGCTGATCCATAACTTACAGAAGCTGTAAGGTAAGCTGAAAACGCAGGTCTTGCAGGAGTTGTCACCCTTCCAGTGCTGTCCACAGAGATAGCCGTTGTAGAGTTCGTTGCGTCTTGTATGGTATTTACTTTAAGTATTGATGCCATTGTTTATCCTATTAGGTATCCTAGAAAATAATTTGAACCAAAGCTATTTACTGATCCTGCATATACTTTTACTTCCATTGTATCTGAAACAGCCATCTGAACAATACAAGAGCCACCATTTAACATATCAGCACTTCCTTTTAGTCTACCACCTATCGGAAACGAGCTATTACCCACAGCCGTATCATTTTGAAAAAAACCAGTTCTAGTTAGAGCTGACGAATCAGTCCAAGCTGTGAAACTAAAATAATATGCACCTGCTATGGGTGCTGTAAATTTATAGGTGCTTGTGTTATAATGATTCCCTACATTACAAGTTGTTGTTTGATAACGAATTGTATTTGTTGCATCTATTTGATATCCTCCACTATCTTCGTATGCACAAAATGAGGGTCTTGCAGGGGTAAGTATACGCCCACTACTATCTATCGTCATGGCACTTGTGCCACCAGAATGTTTTATTGCATCTACATGAAGTTCACTTGCCATTACTGTGCTATCTCCATAACTGTCATTATTTCTTCCGTGCTA